GTCTATGCTGGTAACGGCAAGTATTGGTCAGCTATGAGCCCAACTAGTCACCCGAACATTGGCATGAGTTCGCTGTCATACTTCCCAGGAACGCCTAAATTTGGTCGGGTACCTGGAACTGAAGATAAGTCCAAGAACAATACCAAGTCCGGTGGCAGTGCCTTACAAAAGCTCATTAAACAGGAAACTGGTGGCATGATGGGCTGGATTGAAAAACACTTATCACCTTTGCTGAATTCTGGTGGCGATGCCAGTGGCGGGAGCGTTAGCAGCGCGTTAATTCGCAAAGCAGCGTCAATGATGGGAGTTCACCCGAGTGGGGCGGATATTGCCAATATTGAACGGGTCATTCAACACGAATCTGGTGGGAATGCCAAAGCTATTAATAACTGGGACTCTAACGCCAAGGCTGGGACACCATCTAAGGGTATTTTGCAGTTCATCGACCCAACGTTTAACCATTATGCGATGAAGGGCCATAAGAACATCTATTCTGACTTGGACCAACTTTTGGCCATGTTCAATGACAGCAACTGGCGCTCTGATGTTCACACTGGTGGTTGGGGCCCAACTGGTGCCGTTCGCCGGGAAAAAGGTGGAAAGCTAGCTAAGAATCAATTATCAGTAGTCGGCGAGAAAGGCTGGGAACTGTTTAATCCAGATAATTCTGGTGTAGTCATTCCTCATGAAGCTTCAGAAAAACTGATCAGTGGTGGTAGTAAAGGCAAAGTAACCATTAGTGCGCCCACTAAGGTGGTTATTCAAGGTAACGCTGACAAGTCAGCAATTGACGAGTTAGATAGCCGGTTAGAAAAACGTAATGATGATTTAGTTGAAAAGTTCCGCGAACTTTGGGGACTAAATGATGAAGGAGGGCTTAATGTCTGATGGCTAGTAAAACGAAGAAGCTTAATTTAAAGGGTAAGAGTGACAAGAAGATTGCCAACGAAACCCAGAAATGGAAGAAAACCGTTTCTGCTGATGCGGCCAAGATTTCTAAGGCCGGTAAGGCGATTACTGCTGCCCAAAATAAAATTGACACGGCTAATGACTATTTAAACAAAGCCAATGGCTATAAAGCTAAGAGTTCAGCTTACGACGCTCTTGAAACTCAAATCGAAGCGCAAGAGAAGTTGCTTGCTAAGACAAAGAGCTCGGCCAAGAAAAAAACAATTACTTCCAAAATTACGTCACTGAAAAAAGATAAAGAATCATTAGTAAGTGATATGAAGAAAATTGCCTCCTCAGCTGGTTACCAGAAACAAATGTCAGCAAAAACCAAGGCACAAGCGAACATTAAAACGGAAAAAAGTAAGATTAGTAGTCTAAAGACTAAGAAGTCTAAAGACAAAAAAGTTTATGGCCAATATTCATCTACAAATACTGCACGCAAGTTAGCTGCACGGAAAAAACTTCAAAAGGCTAATAGCAAGAGTGTTCGATCCAAGATTAAAGCGGCCAAGAAAAAGTATGGTGGCCAAACGGCTATCTATCGTGCTGATTTAAAGACTAGTCGAGTATTTATGCTAGGGGAATTTGATCCGTCAGAAACTAATGATCAAGATGTGCCGACTAATGAAGTTGACAAGTCTGATCCACGAACTAACTACAGCGTGCGTAATTCTAAGCAATTATCCGGGACTTACTATTTATTTGGTAAGTCTTTTTCTGATTGTGATAAGCAGTATGAAATCTTACAAGGTTGGGCACGTAAGGGCGTTGAAGTCACTGTACGAGGCTTCTCTAAGTGGAATCATGCTTATCTATCGTCAGTTGGCAAGACGGCTTATACAGCAGGCAATAAAAATAGCATGCAGCTATCAATTACCTTCACGTATGCCCGAAAAGACAAAATTGCTTATGCCAAGAAAAAGACTAAAAAGAAGTCAAAGTCTTCGACGGGAGCAAAGACCGGTACCAAGAAAACGACGCACAAAACGGTAACGGTAAAGTCTGGTATGACCTATTGGTCGATTGCCCAAAGCCATAATGTGTCAGTTTCCAGCCTGGAAAAGATGAACAAGTGGCCCGCTACTAAGTTGCCAATTGGTGTGAAAGTGAGGTATCAGTAATTGACCGTTCATGACACGATACCAATCGAACCAGATGATATGCCATATAATCGCCAAGTAGATTTAGACTCCGGAAGTTATATCTTTGGATTTCAGTGGAATGAAATTGATCGTACCTTTACGATAGACGTTTATACGCTTGATGGTGTTGCTATTCGTCAAGGCGAAGTGCTGGTGCTTAACCAACCGCTCTGGCGGAATATTAACATTGATGGCTTGCCAGCAGAAACGATTATTCCTCTGGACGAGTCTGGAAATGAAATTGAAATTGATCCAGGCAATCTGGGGGATACCGTTAATTTATGTATTGATGATATTCCTGATGGCGAGGTGTGATTGCAATGTCAGTAAAAGTTAAAAGTGACGGTTACTATTGGGGGTATACAACAGCTATTGTGATCACTCATAACGGGGCCAAACTTACTTTATCTGAAAAAAACAGTGTTCCAATCAATTATGAAGTACCGTCTGATGACGGTGGCAGTCCAGCAACGTGTACTGTCACCGTTTTTAATTTGGCCAAACCACACCTAAATAAGATTCATAAAGGCGACCATATAATGCTGCATACGGGACCAACAGGACTCTATGGTCTACTTACCGAGGGGACCATTTCGCAAGTCTCACCGGAGACGAGAGACGGCATGGATAAGGAAACGCAGATTACGTTCACTGAAGGTAAGGACTACAGCAAAGAAAAACGATTGTACAGCAAATTTAATGGGTCGAAAACGGTTACACATAAGGTTAAGACGAGCGACGGTAAGACAATTTCTTATCAAACTAAGCAAGTTAAAAAGGTAAACATTGCCTTTCAAAAGAATGTTAAAGCTAGTCAAATTATCGCCAGGATTAAGCGCGACGCTAAGATTGACATTGCCGCAGTGCATTTGAAAAAGAACAAGGTTTACAAGAAAGGCTACTCGCTTTCATCTAAGCCGTTGGCCGCTATTAGATCAATCGCTAAGGATTGTGGAAGCAAGGTCTACTATCGACGAGGCGCGATTTATATTGATGATTGGCAAAAGCCTAACCCATACAATGAGCATTTATATCTAGCGATGACTAATGGGCTAACGCAAGAGCCAACTTATAACAGTACTGACGATGGTTCAGCAACCTGGACGCTAGAGTGCTTCGATGATCCACGAATACTAGCTGGCTCAGCTGTCTATGTCAAATCAACGGAGCTTACTGGATTAAAACGAGTGAAGAGTGTTACCCATACGCACGATCGAGACAGTTACAAAATGGAGGTGGTTGTTTATGCCTAAAGTTAAAAAGAAAGTGGTTGATCCCAAGCACAAGATGTCTGACTTTCTGGAAAAAGAATTAATCCCGTTGGTTTCATCACAGATTAATTGCAACATGATTGGTCGGGTCATTTCATACAGCAAGACTGATCATCGGTGCAGTGTTCAACCATTGCCGCTGCAGTCTGACGGGGACAAGCGTGCACCTCTAGTTGAGTGTGTGGTGCCATCGTCAATTTGGCAGCTTGATGAAGTTCTTGGGAAACTAAGCAACAGTTGGAAGCCAATGAAAGTCGGTTCCGTTGTGAGTGTTGACTTTTGTGACCGTGAAATGGACAACTGGACGGGTAAGAGCAACTATGCAATTGAAACCAAACGGGTTCACAGCCTACAAGACACAATTGTACAGGCGGTGATTTTACCATGATTGCTTTGGGGTTAGATGACACCGGTGACTTGGATTTTGATGCCAACACTGGTGTTTTTAATTTGGTTGAAGATGACGACGAGTTGGCACAAAAGCTAAGCTTATTGCTCAATATCAACACAGCAGAACTCCTGTGGAACGAGGATATTGGGATTGATCATAATGATCTGTTAGCCAATGCAGATGATCAAGGGGTTATCCAGTCGATCCTCGCTGATTACTTACAGGAACAATGGCCCGAAGAATTTGATGCGGTTGAGATCACTGGTTTTGAGGTGAATGCTGAACAGCGAATCACTAATTTGTCAGCGACAGTAACCCTTAATGACGGCACCACAATAGCGGCAAAAGTCGGAGTAGATGAAGGAGGCGACGTTGATGCCACTAGCGACTGATACAGGATTTGACCGAAAAGAATTAGATGACTTACGTGATGATATTAATGCACTATTCATTAAGCGGTTTGGTGATGGCATTGACTTAGATGACAGTCAGACACCCGGCATGCTGGCAGGCGTGTTATCCGAAGTAGACGATACATTGGAAAAACTGGCCCAAGGCGTTTATAACTCATTCTTTGTGCTGAAAAGTTCCGGTGCTAACTTAGACGACTTGGCGGCAGAACTTGAGGTCTATCGTAAGCCTGCAGTGAATGCTTATGTAGACTTGCAAATTGACGGGTACGTTGATCCGGATTCGCCAACGATTATTCCAGAAGAAACGCAATTTTCCACACCAGATGGACAGGTATTTTCGACCATGGCTGACACGACGATTACACAGCAGGCTTCTTATGTTGATAGTGGGGGCAATACGCAACCATTAAAAGATGACGATGGCAATGCATTAGGCCGGCAGATCGTTCAAGCGGCAGCCATCGAGACGGGAACGGCTTCAAATGTTATGCCCAATACGATCATTAATCCGGAAGACTCAATTGATGGTTTTTATGCGGTGACAAATCCTTCCGCGGCAACCGGTGGTGGTGATCCAGAAACGGATGACGAGTTACGGCAACGAGTACTAGCTAACCGGTTAGACACGCCAAATTCAACGCCAAATGGGATTCAAACCGCTATTAAAAATCTATCCGGGGTTACCGACGTCCGACTGATTAACAACAACACAATGAGCACAGATAGTTACGGCAATCCGGCTAAGTCAGTACATTTGTATGTCATTGGCGGTGCTGATACTGATATTATCCAAGCTTACTTTGATTACTTACCACCACAATCCAACACGATTGGCTCAGTCATGGGAACTGCGACGGATATTGGTGGCCGTCAGCACATTGTGGCTTTTGATCGAGCAAAAACGGTCCCTGTCTTCATTAAAGTCGATATTCATATTGATGATACAAAGTTTGATACGGATAATGGACCGGCCAGCATTAGAACAAATATCGTTAATTACTTTGACACGTTGGGTATGGGCGATAAGGTGCTATATTCTAAGCTATTTGCTCCCGCGTATTCGCCAGTCGGTGTCACTGACGTGGCCCTAACACTGGGAACCAGTTTAGACAAATTAACGGAGGCTGATGTGAGCGTCAGTGATTTTCAGCTAGCGGTAACCAATTCAGCTAATATTGCGGTCAACATAATCGAGTGAGGTGACTAGATGTATCAAACTGAAACAGATTTATCAGACGATTCGTTACGCGATTGGATAACGACCATGCTGCCTGGCAAACTTAATCAAGAAGACGATTCTAATAACCAGCGGATTCTCAACATTATCAGCGATATTTTTTTGGCACATAAGAATGACTTGCTCAACATTTCGGACCAATTGCGACTGTCAAAAGCTGCTGGCCAAGTGTTGACTGAAATTGCGACGGATTACGGTGTCACACGCCTTGATGACGATGATGATTTTTTGCGCTTTCAGGTACGGTTACAGTTGCTTAAAAATCATAGTGGTGTGACAACCAATGACATCAAAAAGCTCATTGCAACGGTCTTAAGCATTGATCCTAGTGTGTTTGATATTGATGGTACAGATAATCCAGAAGAGATTGAAGTAACCAATATTCCGTTCGACTTCAACTCTGGTGATAAAGCTGAGATCAAACGGAAGATTTTAACAAACGCGATTCAATCAATGTTACCGCCAGAATATCTATTGAAAGACTTACAGTACGCCGTAACGGCCAATAAGCCATTATATGTGGCTGTACATGGCCAAGCATATCCACAGATAACCGTAAAGGAGATGGTTTAATTGGCAACACCAAACGTTGGTATCTTAACCACAACCGGTAAAGCTTTAATTGATAAGGTGAATTCCGGTCAAGCTAAAATAAGTTTCAGTAAGGTTGTCTTTTCATCGATGGATAATTCCCAACTATCCGATACGCAAATCAAGGCCTTAACCGCAATTGCCCCACAAGAGGTGGTGGTCAGTTCACCACAAACGACACTGGACACCAATTCTGGGGAAACTCGCATTCGGGCTACTGGGACTAATGAAAAGTTGGCCGACGGTGTATACGTCAAAACCTACGGGGTTTTCGCCAAAGATGATACCGGTAATGAAATTTTGTACGGTGTGACCGTATCACCCAATCCCAACTATTTTCCCGCTTATGATGGTGTCACCCCGCAAGCAGTAACTTACAGTTACAAGACCGTCATTCAAGAGACTAGCAATATTACCATGACGAATTCGAATGATGTGTATGTGTCCCAGGAAGACTTAACGGAAGCAATCGCCAAGATTCCCCAACCTGATTTGAGTGGCTACGATAAAACAGATGATGTTGATAAAAAACTGCAGAGTAAGCAGGACAAATTAGGATATACGGCTGCTAATGATAGTGCGGTCGTGCACTCAACCGATATGCGTAAACCAGCCAGCGATGTTGCGGGACTAGGAGATATTACTACCGCGTATAATCAGGGAGGAATAACTGATGGAACAGACGTACAATCAATAACTAAAGAAGGACTATATCAGCTAAATGGCGTTTCTTTAATTAATTTCATTAATTCGGGTAAACAGCAGGGAACGCTTCAGGTAATATATCAAGGTGGAGCGCTTTTTCAAATAGCTAGAATGGCAGATGGCTCTATTTATACAAATTCCTATGGTGGAAGCCCAGTTTCATGGACTGGCTGGAATAAACTTGCTGACGATTCCAAAGTCGCTCACCTATCTGGAGCAAACAACTTTGACACTGTCCCAACTGTTGACAGCAATCCGCTACTACTCGCAAGCAGTTTACCGTCTGACTTAGCACGAACGGGACAATCAAACACGTTTAGCTTACTTCAAACGTTCTCACAAGGTGTTAAGACGCTTCAAACTGGAAGCTATGATGACGCCAACTCACTTGTTAACGAGGGATTATATTTCAACACTAATCTAAGCATTAAAAATGGTGCCGGAGAAATTACAGCAGGGTTTATTCAAGTGTTATCTGGGACATGGGAACGTGTCAGACAGTTTATGTACTCAGACGTAACTAACAATTTAGTCTATACCCGTATTTCTTCTGATAACGGTTCAACGTGGAGCAAATGGGTTCAAATAATTACTTCCGACCAAGTTCCTACTGATTTAGCACGAACATCTCAGCAAACCAACTTTACTGCGGGACTACAATCAGGAGGTGTCGATGTCGCAACCGCGGCTGATTTAAAAAGCGTTGAAGATGCGTCTTGGCATACAATAACTGGTAAAAGTGATTCGCTATCTGCATATACTTGTATGTACAGAAAGAACAACGAGAAAAAATATGTAGATTTGGTGCTATATGGAATAATGGGTATAAGCATGGCCCCTAGTGATTCCTCTAAAGAGTTATTAGATTTATCAGGAATTATTAGTTCCATTAATGGTGTTAATGGAGTTATTTCATGTCCTGAAACCGCAGCTACCGGGGGTGGTATCTCTGGGAGCATGTCAATATCAGGAACAAAGCTATTATTTTCTTGGAATGTTAACAATAATATTCTTTATTCAGGGCGCCCGATAATAAGTGTCGGGAATGATTTAAATAGTCCTTTTTTGAGAGTGACGTTTGACTAACTATTTCAATGAATATGTGAAGGAGAAGTTATAATGCCAATTTATTATGTAAAACCAGATTCAGATAACAAGTTTCCAGACTAGGGCGTAAGCTCAAGCACTGTAACCAATTAGCCATAAAGAGCTAGTTAGTCAGTGCTTTTAATTTACCCAAAATTAGGAGGATAAAAAATGTTCAAAGAAATTACAGATGTGTTCAATTGGCTTAATAATGCGGGGGTATTCGCTTTCTTAATGGTATTAATTCCCGCCGTGTACAAGTTGGTAAAACCACTCTTAACTCGTAAGGTTCAGACAGAAAAGAACACTCACGTTAAGCAAGGATTAGAAGTTGGCTTAAAATTGGCTAATACCATCGTCCCAGAAATGGCAGTCATGGCTGGCTTATCCTTATCTGACCGGAAGAAGGAAGCAATCCGATTCGTCAACGCTCAATTAACAGCCAATGGTTTCAACTTAGATGTTCAAACTATCTCAGGACTGGTTGAGAAGGCTTACCAAGCTTACAAGGTAGCCGGTGGGGATAATCATGCCCCAATCTCTGTGCCAGCACCAACGGAGGTCATTACCCCATCAGAAGGGACTGACGACAATGACTAAAAAGATTGTTGACCTGTCATCATACCAAGCCGATTCCTTAGCTTACATGAAACAACTCAAAGGTTGGGGAGCTGATGGGATTATGGTCAAGTTGACAGAAGGCACTGGTTATCTCAGTCCCAAGGCTGGTAACCAGATTGCTAATGGATTCAAAGTGTTTGATACCGTTGGGGTTTACCACTTCTTCCATGGTCGGGGAACAGCTGAAGCTCAATACTTTCTGGCTTGGGTGAAGAAGATGGGACTAAATAAGTCCACAGTATTAGCCATTGACGTTGAAGCACCAGATTTACCATATTCCACGACCAGCCAAGTTAACGTGTTCCTTCGGTACCTGATTAGTCACGGGTACAAGAATGTGATTACGTACGGATCAGGTAGCTGGTTCAATGCTGGCCGAATTAATCGTTCCCAGTTAGTTGATAAAGCAATCTGGGTGGCGGCTTATGGTGTCAGTCAACCGGGAGTTAATGATGCCAACGCTTGGCAATACACTGATAACTGGCATGGTGTAGATTGCAGTTATGACTTCGATGGTAAGCTGTCTGGTAAGGCTACCAAGGTAACCCATAAGAAAGCCTCATACTGGGCTGATAACGGCCTGTACGAAGTGGTTACCAGTGAGGTTAACGTGTATGGTAAGCCAGCCCTAGACAAGGCTGATAAGCGCCGTATTCACTTCTCCAAGGGCAGTACCATTTACGGTAAAGCCGTCAAGTACGGTAAGGTGTACCGGATTAAGACTGACGTTGGGTACATCTCAGCTAACAAGGACTATGTAAAGCTGGTCAGAAAGTCGGGTGGTAAGTAATGACCTTTGATCGTTGGATCGAATTAATCACCCTGGCTTTGGCTGTAGTCGCGGGTATATATGCGGCTTTGATGGTTGTCATGAAGCCTTTTACGGATCGGCTGCAAGACATTGCTCAAAGCATGAAGGATAGCAGCCAGCGAATTGAACGGCTGTTTGATTCGCAAAATACGCTGCGTGAAGATTTTATCGCTAGCAGAAGCGAGCACAAAGTTATCAACGAACGCTTAGACAACGTTGAAGGCGATGTACGTGAACTGAAAAGTAAATAGTGATAAACTAAGTTTTATCCAGGTACTATTTGTAAACTGAAAAGGCCACTCATCTCTTACGAGGTGGGTGGCTTTTTTTAGTGAGTTGAGTGACAGTATTGATTGATTGTTATATGATTGTGTATGTCCTAAATGGACACAAGCGACGCTCCTAAGCAAAGCCTGTATGTACTGATTTCAGAAAATCCCTCTATTATGCGGAATAGAGGGATTTTTTGCGTGCATTCTGCTTAATTTAAACGGACAAGTATACGTCTAAAAGTTGAACGTGTCGTCTGAGCGCGTGGTGTTATTCGTTAATTTGGCAGTTATACAAGATGCCTATTCTATAGAACTATAGATCTATAGATGTTTAAAAATCTCGCATATTTTGTTGAACAGCTCTAACACTATCTATTACTAATTTTTTGCTTTGGTTCGGCATATTCTGAACATAGCTTTCAACGATTTCGTTGAGAACCTCATAGTTTCGCTTATTTTCAATGGTAGCTATTTGCTTTATGGCCATATGAGTGTCTAATTGTGCCTGGACAGACTTTGGAGTATCTTTTGCTGTCAATCTACGTTTTGGTTTAATTAGTACTTGGTCATTTGGCATGCTTCTGTGTTGTTCTTCAAATTTTTGTGGCTCAATTTTCTGAGGTCGTGTGGTTTTATTCTTTCTAGTTTCTCCAAAAGCACCTAATCCCATTTTATCGTTAGCAGTCATTTTTTTAACCTCTAATCAATTTTAAACGTTCTAATAATTCATCTACAACCAAATCATAAAGATGGTGAACCCTTCTGTCGTTTATGTCATGGCTAGCATTATTTGTTATACCAGTGCGATCAAATCGTTTTAATCTAGCCATCTGACGCACCTTTTGTTTAAACATATTTGCATTGCCGAAGCTTGTAGTTGCATCTTCGATAACGTCTAAATCTAAATCATTTCCGTTTTGTTGTAAGACAGGTAAAACGCCTAACAAATCAATGTCGAGAGAGTAATCGTCTTTGATTTGCAATAAGTGCTTAACGTATGTTTCTGCCCCTCGCAATGAGCGCTCTTGGGTTTGCAAAATAACAATAACGTAATCACTTGCAACCAAAGCGGAATCAGTAAATTTGTTTAATTGTGGGGGAACGTCCAATATTACAAAATCATATTTACTTGAAATTTTTGATAATAGTTTAGAGAAATAATGATCTTGTGTGTAGTCATCAGGAAACGAAGAGCTCAGAAATTTATCATAGTTCTGTAAATCATCATCCGAAGGAAGTAAATCTAAGTTATCATTTACATGAACAATTGCATTTTCTAAACTACCTTTTTTTAAAGCAACTTCAAGCGTTTCGCTAAAATCAGGTTTAGTTCCATACACTTGGCTCATTGTTGTAAACAGCAAGTCTGTAGCATTAGCTTGTGGATCAAGATCTACTATTAAGGATTTTTTCCCTCTATTGGATAAGGTGTAAGCAATCATAACAGCATTAGTTGTTTTTCCAACTCCGCCTTTAAAATTCCCGGTTGTAATAGTTGTGGTCAACATAGACACATCCTTTTGGGAAAAATTATAGCACAAAGAAATAAAATTCTATAGAACATTTTCTTCAGATCTATAGAACTATAGAAATGAATATCTATAGAACTATAGATCTATAGTTCTATAGACCTAATAAATAGCGAATATTGCCGACACAGCAGCTCTATAGAACTATAGATTTATAGAACTATAGAAATGAATATCTATAGATTTATAGAACTATAGATTTATAGAATTATAAATTACATGGTTCTATAGAACTATGTAAAAAGCGCCTTTACTTATTCTTGCTATTGAGATATTATTTAGACATAAAATAGAACATAAAAAAACACCCACCGACTGGCATCGGTGAGCGCCACATAAAAGTCATCTAAGTTACTGACTATTATATCATGGCCGGTGCGATTTTTAAAGCCCTAGGGGACAAGCTGGGGTCTAAATCCAAGGGGACACGTTTGCCAGTGCGACTTCAATAAGTCTGGCTATACCACAACAAGGTTATCTGTACGGCTGGGTGGTGAATGGTGAGCGCGACCATTAACGGCGCGGGTGGTAAAACGAAGCTTCGGCTTGGTGCCACTGATTAGTTGGTGATCGAACAAACATAAATACGTATTGCCAACGCCTACTAGGGCGTTTTTTAGTAGGTTAAACCGAAAACGTAGGTTTATAATGAGTGGTGGTAGCAATACCGCAATTGTACAGACAAGCGACGGGCGTTAACGACCGACGAACTAAGGGGAAACTTTTAGTAGTAGAATTGTACTCTGGTTCAGTTATTCCAAATAGCTGATTCCAGGGAACAATTCTGCGCTCAAAACGTCACTCCCTCTAAACTGAATGGAAAACCATAACCCGTCAAGACAAATATAAAGAGAGAATGGTATATTACATGGTGATTTTCGCTTTTATATTCTTTGGCATATGTGCTTTGATTAATTTTAAATTTGGAAAACGTATAGCTGGATTTCTTAGCTTATTGTTAACGATGGCAGCTTGTTTTTTGTTGATTAGTGGTGGGATTATTCATAGAGAAAGTCCAGGATACCATAGTGCTAAGAGTGCTCTTAATTATGCTGAAAAGCATGATCAAGTTGCACTTGCTTTAGATGGTTATGATGATTCTGGTGCACTTGGGTGGGTAAATGGAAGATCAGTTGCAATTATGAAAAATGAAGGAAACACTGGATATTCTTTTAACCATAATGGAAAATATTATTATATTCTTAGACGTGTAACAAATGTCGATGACAGGGACTCATTTAAAACGGATTTCAATTATGAATATGATGCGATTCCTATAAATTGGCATAAAAAATATCTTCCTTCTAAACTTGAAAATGTTTCTTATAGTTGGTTTGGCTGGAATGGTAAAGTGGCATTGAATGACTCATATGATCATGCTACGCGATTCATATCTTAGCTACTAATAAATGGTATAGGTACAATTTAGGAAAAGTTCACAAAGTACCTTTCCCCAATTAAAGCCAATCTGCGACCTATACCACTTCTTTTTTGGATAAGTTCACAATCGAAAAATAACGGAATGTGGAAGTACCAGGGCGAATGGTGGTTACTTGGTATAATCGCGATTATGTAAAGTAAAAAATGGTATACTAAAAAGAGGTCTCCAGTGTTATGCTAGAAGCCTCTTTTTAGTAAATGAATGGATGAAACTTTATTTGTTATCCTAAAAATGATAGTTCACTTTGAGAAAAATGTAAATAATCAAAAAAGCCACCAAAGAAGTTGTGTACTGAGGGTAACTTTGAGTGGTTTTTCTAAAGACGAGGACGTTCCGAAGGATTGGAACTTTTACATCATATCATTTATAAATTATTGTAGCAATTAAAAAATAAAATATGGATAGCCTACGACTGGCTATCCATATTTTATGCACGTTCAGACTATCTCATAGAAGAACAATTGAATATTAACATATTAAATCTAGTCTGGTCAATTTAAAAACTAGCCTTAAAAACGCAAAAATTAGTTTGACTTTACTGGAATTATAAGCTATTATACTTGAAGAGATTTCTTTAAAGTTGGTTTTTATTCTTCCTTCTTTGAAGATTGGGCGCCCCTTCAAGCAGGGCGTCCTTTTTTGTTACAAATATTTCATTATCATTGCTTTTTTGCTACATATAAGCTATAATTGTTTTCGCATAGATGAATCCATTCTTTCTTCCCTTCCGCTGACCTGTTGAAGGGTTTTTTTATGGACTTTTTTACAAATGTGAATTTTCTGTGAAGTTGTTAAAGTTTTCTTTTGGCATAATTGGTAACGTATGTTATAATTGCTATCGGCAATAACAATTGTGGATATTTACATAATGTTTTTGCTAATAAAGAAATTACAGGAGGTTTTCATCTATGCGTTCATCATTCGCAAAGTCTATTTATGTAGGCGCTGCAGTGTTAGGTTTAGCTGGTCTTTCAGCTGTTACTACCACTACTGCAAGTGCTAAGAGCTACGCAACTGCAGGCTCATACACTGCCCTTACTAAGGGTCAAAATGTTTTGGTAAACGGTACTAATGCCATTTACTCAAAGCCAGGTACTGTTAAGGGTGCCAAGGTTGTTGCTTCTAAGAAGACAGTTGCTAAGTTAGCTGCTTCAAAGAAGTCCAGCGACACTTTCTACGCATACGGTACTAAGACTACTAATCGTGGTTCCGTATACTACAAGATCGTTACCATGGACAAGAAGTACCGTGGTTACATCTACGGTGGTAAGACTGCCGGCACTTTTGCTGGTGGTGTCAAGACTACTGATACTTTAACTACTGCTACTAATCCTTCACAGTTAAACAATTATTATTTAAAGGATACTTCAAAGAATACTCTTTGGACTGCTCCTAAGAATACTGATATCAATGCCAAGAAGGTTAGCCTTTACGGTGTTTCAAAGACTACCAAGTTCTCTATTGATAAGTCTGCTACTAAGACTAAAGAAGGATCATTATACTACCACGTTGTAGCCGCTGATAATTCTGGTGTTAGTGGTTGGATTTATGCGGGTGGTTTGACTACTGATACGCCTGCTGCAACGGCACCTGATAACAACAGTGTTACTATCAAGTATGTTGATAGCAGTTATAACACTGTTGGTGCTGCTAAGTCATTTGTTACTTCTGAAACTGGTACTAAGAAGGATGACTCGTTATCAGCTGCTTCACTTACAGCACTTAACACCTTTGCAGATTCTAATGCACCAGAAGGTTACACTGTAGCAACTGCTTCTGCATTAGCAGGTGTTAAGTATGGTCAAACTGTGCAAGTCCAAGTTGTTAAGGCTGCTACTTCTAAGGTAAGCTTCAAGGTTGAGGGTACATCTACTACGGCACCTGCAACAATTGCTGCTAGTGACTTAGCTGCAAAGGCTTATCCTGCACTGACGCCTACTGAACAAAAGGCATTCACTGGTAAGGCTACTGACGCTATTGACTTATCAAACAATGATCTGTTTACCAAGGGTAAATTGTATACGTTAGTTGGTGCAACTAAGAAGGATGTCAATGGTAATAAGTCATATGATGTTTACACCTTTGACGCCGGTACCACCAAGACTGCTAATGCCAATGCTAAGTATGGTGACACTTACACTGCATACTACACTGTAGCATCTCATGATGGTGATGCACCTCAAAATTCAACTGAAACAGGTAACACTAACTATGTTGGTTAATTGACCGACTGCAAAAAAGACTAAAGGGATTATTCTCTTTAGTCTTTTTTTTATGCGTTTTATTAAACTTAAAAATATTTTCCCTGCATATTAACTGGTTTAGACAATTTAGGCTTAACCTTTTTGCGTGGCATATTTTCCTTGTGACGCTTATACAGCAAGTAGAAGCATGTACCGGAAATGATCAATAAGGCTGGCCATGACGTAATAATCTTCCATACGTCTATTAGCAGCATGATACCTATGATCCACCATATCCACTGTGTGAAGAATTTGTATCCTGCCCATATAACTATGAGTGTTAGCAGTAAAAGCATTGCGAGCGCCCCCTGTAACAGATAACTTCGATCATTAGTAATCCATTCGTGTGATTTCAGGAGCTGACGTCAAATAGTCATTAATGTGATTTAAAAAATTCTGAAAGTGGGGAGTTTCATTGTGGGATTCGACTGCTGTTTGATCCTTCCAATGTTCAATTATTTCGTAATCGTTGTCATTGATCAATGATTTGAAGTGGCCGTAGAATTCATTGCCAGTTTCCTTTGAAGAGCAGACAACCAATTCGTGTACAAATGCCTCATACTGTGACTTCATTTCGGGTTTTACATGCAAAGCAACGTTAATAATTTTCATAGAATTACCTCCTGATTAGTATAATCATACCGCTAATATCGAGCGCCAGTGGTATTTATTTAAACAAAATCCAGATCCATTAGAGATTCTTCCAAGCTATCAATGGTTTCATTGCGTTCCATATAATCAACCCAGCCATCATAAGATTTTCGCTGACGGGGCTTCATGGCTGAACTCAATTTGGCTTGGATATTGCTAATGAATTTGACGACAGCGCTGCTGGTCTCATTTTTAATGCGCAGACTACTCCACTTTTTATTGGTGGGGCGGTCTGCGTTTTGTTTGTTTAGGAATGCAGCATATTTATCCCGAAAATTGTCGACAATCTGACTATTTGCTTCTAAGTATTCTTCTAATTCAAATGTTGTCATAATAGCAACCTCCATATTTAAGTTGTGAATCAACTGATTACACAGGACTCGGACCCATGACCAACCACCCGGATAATAAAACGTATGTTCTTTTTGAGTGCTAAGAGAAGTCCCATATAGGGGACTAAATGGACCTTGTTGGACTCGGTTATGAGCCATCTGATCTAACCAACTGAGCTAAAGGTTCGTGATAACCAAGTACTAATGTAGATACCAATTAGGTGGAATAGTCTCTGTAAAAAGTAACCATTCGAACCCGCCGATTATTAGACAGACAAAATAGAGTATAGCCAATAATTTTTGGTAAAGTGCTATGCCATGCCAGCCACGATTAAAAAGTCTAAAAACTGTCAGCCCCGTCATCACTAATCCAAGTATGCCTAGTATTAGCACGCCCATAAGAATTAAAGCATCTGGATGATTAGGATCATTTTCGGCTAGCCCAGCGATACCATTGATTATTAACAGTAAAGGAGTTGTTAACAGTAATCCATTAATAATAAGCTCTATCCACATTTTACGTTTAGATATAGGCACAAATATGCCTCCTCTCAATGAACCCTGCGAGAATTGAACTCGCAACCTACAGTTTAGAAAACTGTTGCTCTAAGGGTCCTTTTTCAAATGCTAAGATAGTACCTTGAAAGTCTAGGGTTAATACCATCTGTTTTTTCTGGAAGGCCACAGGGTGAGTATGAATACATATATGCTAACTATATCTCCAATATGAAAAGGTATGAATGTTCCCACAATCCACCAACCAGAATTATTAGTATCATGTAACCGTCGGGTTGTCAAAGCTAGAGATAAAATTCCATAGGCTATGGTGATTAAACAAAATAAAGTAAAAGCTAAGTTATTATTTGTATTCATAGAAAGTATTTCAAGGATCGACGTTTTGGTAATTAATGAAATGAACATGATGATTATAGCGTAAATAAGTGTGTTCGTAATTTCTACCGACCAATAAGCTGAACGAGTGGAAGTGCCGTTAAAATCAAAGAGTCTTGTCCAGAAATCAGCATAGTATTTTTTCCAATTTTCATAATATTTCATGCCATTCCCCCCTAAGAAAATACAACGCCTAATACTTTGACGCCAGATTCCTTATCAACTTTGATATTAGGATATTGTGGGTTGAGTGATACCAGCGTAGCCTCACCATCAACTACTGACAGCTTTTTCAGATACGCGCAACCGTCCATAACCGCGGCAATGATCTGACCATCACGGTAATCGTCTTCCTTCTTGACGAAGACAACTTGCTTATCCTGATAAACAGGTTCCATTGAGTGGCCGTTTATCTGGAAGGCATAGTCGTAATTGCTGGGGACAGGCTTATGTACGGTTACAGTGAATGGCTTAGTAGAATCATCAAGGAACTCACCAACACCAGCAGAGAGGACACCGTTGGCGGTAATTTCGAGGGTGTCATCGTCTTTAGGAAACTTGATGACGTTAGAATTAACATTTAGTGTCAAGCGACTCTTGGCAAAATCAAATACTTCTTGCTGCTTGCTATAAGGCAATCCTCGCATTAATTGAGCGGTTTGCTGAATTAGATTATTTTCAAACCTATCTCCGTCAGTTATCTGGCCAATGCTGACACCAAATAAATCTGACATTTTTTGAAGTGCTCCCATGCGGGGCGTCTTTAGGTTTGTTTCCCAATTTGAAACTGATTGTTTAGATACTCCTAATTTATCAGCTAGTTGAGATTGAGACCAGCCCATTTTAGACCGAAGAACTTTTATTTGACTTGAAATTTTGTTTTCTGGTTTCATAATTAATTACTTCCTATCTATAACGGTAACTAAAGTATAACATAATGTTATATAAAATCAACTTTTAGTTTTAAAAAGTTATACAAAGTTATTGACTATAACTTAAAGTTGACCTATACTTGTATTTGTAATCAAGAAAGGAGGAGCGACATGCAGGCTACTAAATTTAGAATATCTTTAAAAGCAGCAAGAATTAACGCCGGTCTTAGTCAAAGACAAGTAGCTGAATGGTTTGGACACTATTTTGGAAAAAAGGTATCACGACAATGGGTATCATATTTAGAAGCTAATCCTGACGATATTGCACCTGGATACGGTAAAGCATTTGCAGAGTTATATCAAGTTCCTATTGATATGATTAATTTTGCCCCCAAGTCAACTTTAAGTTATACAGCCGAAAGGAATGAACCACATGAATGAATTAGTAATTATGAAAGACAAGCAAGCAGTCACCAGTAGCTTGCAAGTAGCAGAGGTATTTGATAAGCAGCACAAACACGTTATGGAAGCAATTAAAAACAAACTTAACTCAGCCGAAAATTCGGCTCAGTACAATTCGATGTTTGCAGAGGGGTCGTACAAGGACAAAAGTGGCAAGTCGAACCCAATGTACTACATGAACCGTGATGGATTTTCATTTATCGTAATGGGTTTCACGGGACACAAAGCTGACGGCTTCAAACTCCAATACATTAAGGCGTTCAATGAGATGGAACAGCAAGTTAAATTCCAAGTGCCATCTACGTTGCCAGAAGCATTACGTTTGGCTGCTGACCAAGCGGAAAAAATTTCAGTGCTGCAGCCCAAAGCAGACTACACCGACAAAATGTTAGCTAATCCAGGGTTGGAAACAACATCGGTAATTGCTAAGAACTACGGCTACTCAACGCGTGAGTTTAATAAGCTACTGCATGGATTAGGTATTCAATACAAGCAAGGTAAGACATGGCTGCTGTATGCCAAGTATCAGAATCAAGGCTACACGCATGTCGAACCTTACGGATACACCAACAGTGATGGCATCGAAATGGTTCGCAACACAATGAAGTGGACGCAAAAAGGTCAACGTTTCCTGTATGACTTTCTCGAATCAAAGGGAATCATGCCTAAAGTTGAGCAGACAGCATGAGGGAGGTGAGTTGATGAGAAAGTACGAAATAATTCATTTCTACAAAGCTGGTGGATTTAATCACCTAGTAAATGTATCAGTTGACGCCAACTTGTTTGCAGCAGTCACCTTTACAAACGCTGAAATGAAGAAAATTGTACAAAAATACCCACTAGCAAAAGACAATCTTTTCGCGCTAGTGGATGGAGTGGAAATCAAGCTAAAGAAATGTGAATAGCCATAGTTTATCACCTCGATTAATTGGAATAACTCAAGTATATAACTGAAAAAAGAAGACCGCATAAGGTAGGTGATAAAAATGATTCATCATTATATTACAGAATATCGTAACGAAAAAAACGAAGTTGTATTTGAGTCTTGGATTCAAATTAATTTTTTAGGACTGGTGTGGTGCTATTCCATTAAAAGCTATGTTCTGGATCCTGGAAAAGACAGCTCCGGTGTAATTGAAAGCTTTTTAAAAACCGTGTCATATCATGAACGCTAGTCTGTTTGCCTGCTAGCATGCTTCCACTTGTTGTGAGTATTAGCACTAACTGGTGGTAAACGATGACCAGATATGCGTATGGTAGCTTGTCTTGGATTCTTAAGCTTTCCACCTCGAGGGCCAACTTCAAGATATTTACCGATTGGAACGTTGTCAGTACCTGGTTCAAATAATTTAACCATAGTATTCACCTCGATTAATTGGAATAACTCAAGTATACAACGGAAAGGACAACATAATTTGCAAAAAAATAGTCACGAATTAACATGGCTGATCATCAGCCGAGTATTGATTCCAGCGATTGTATCAGTGATTGTTACGTTGCTGATTACAAGATAAGAAAGGAATGGCTATATATGTACGAAGTTTACCTGCTAGTTGGCTTTCTAACCTTCTGGCTAACAGTAATTGTGTTGATCGCCTCAGCCGGTTATCAGCTACGTAAATCAGTGGTACGTGCCGGCGGATGGTCACGATTTTGGAAAAACTTCTTTGGAATGGAGGAAAGCGAATGAAATTATGGCACAAAAAAAGAGTCCTGAGTGGCAGCTCAGAACTCACCGAAAGATTACATGTATCAAGCATTTTCAGTATGAATTCTACACTGAAAAAGGGGCGTTGGCAATGGATTTAGGCGGAACAACCGCGGAATATGACCGAAAATTTGCTACGCCTGTGGTCACGCACATTAATCAGACTGACGAGGAAAAGGTAGCACTTGAATACAACGCTCACGTTGAGGCGCTGGAAACATATGCAATGGATTTACAGGAATGTCTGGAACACACCACTGACGAAAAATATAAGCGGCTTTTGGCGGTTAAGATTGACTGCACTAATCAGCGACTAGAACAGTTACGAACGGAGGAATAAGCATGACAAAAACCGCGTTAGAACTCTACCAGCATTACGAACTTTTAAACGATCTGATGGGCAGCAAAATCAGCAAATACAAATACGAGATCGACTATGAGGATGACAAAAAGGCATTTGAGCAAGATAAGACACTAGTTACAGTTCGTCAGCAGGCACTGCAAGCAGAAGTTGATGAAGCGTATGGCGAGTTCTTATCCGCTATGGACGGCCACGAATCCTTAGATGGTGTCGATCGGATTCGACATGATCCCTTTAAGAAAAACAGTTGGCAAGTTAAAGCTAAACTAACCCGCGCCAAGATTGGCAAGCTTCCAGACGGGTCTGTATTACAGCAAGCGGTGCAAGAGTACCGTGAGCTTAATGAGTCGAAAGTTAAGCAAATGCTGGCTAATGGTGAAATCGCTAAGAGCGGTGATCATATTGTTGGGCCCAGCAATGAGAATCTGGACGATTATATTTCCGTTGAAATCAAGCCAGACGAATTTAAAGAAACTAACTCAAAATAAGTGGGAGAAAGTTATGGAGAAAAGCGAATCAATTAAAAACTTGGCTACTAGTATGGCACAATTCCGTAAGAATTTACTCAAAGCACAGCCAAGTAAAGATGGAAAAAGTCATTATGGGAACTATGTAACTTTGGAAGACCTAACCGCTGCAGTAGATGGAGCGTTGCCAGAGTCGTTAGGTTATACGCAGGAGGCGACCAGCGATCCTAATGGTGTTTCTATTACGACTATGCTGTTTGATGCTAGTGGCGAGTACATTATTTACAATCCACTTAGCATGCCAGTACAGCGTAAAGACGCGCAGGCATTCGGTTCTGCTGAAACTTATGCACGACGATATAGCTTATCAGCAGCGTTCGGCGTATCCGCGTCTAAAGATGACGATGGACAACAAGCAACTAAAGCGGCTCCTAGCAACCGTACGGTACAACAACCAGCTCATAGAAATAACGGGACACAACAAAACAATCGTCAACCCCTGCCTGTAACTAAACAGCAGGCCGCAACACTTAATGGATTGTTTGAAGCAATGAGTAAGGCAGCAAGCGCCCCAATTGAAGCTGTTAGAAACGGTTATCTGGAAAAATTAAACGTTAGCCAGGTCAACGATTTGACGCATGATGGTGCTAACCAACTGATCAGCCTAGTGACTGCTCAATTAAAAAAACAAAGTGAGAAGGGGAATTCAAATGATTAATCGAGTAGTTTTGACCGGACGACTAACAAAAGATATTGAGTTGCGATAGTGGGGGTGAATGCCTTGAAACAAAAAGAATTACAGGGAATTAGATTCGGACGACTTGTTGCAACTGAGTGGATTCCAGGAAATAAAAATAAGCAAACCAAAGGAAAATGGCACTGTATTTGCGACTGCGGAAATAACTGCTATGTCAGCACGACGGATTTAACTTCTGGTAAAACTAGATCTTGTGGTTGTCTACGTAAAGAGACAACATCAATTCGTTTTAAAAAATATGCATACAAAGATAAACGTCTCTATGCCATTTGGCTGGGAATGAAATCAAGATGCCAAGACTTACACAATAGTTCGTTTGGTAATTATGGTGGCAGAGGAATTTCTGTTTGTGATGAGTGGAAGGACGATTTTATCGAATTTCAGACTTGGTCTGTAAAAAATGGATATTCGGATAAATTGACAATAGACAGAGTTGATGTTGACAAGGGATACTCCCCTGAAAATTGTCGATGGGCAACGATTCTAGAACAAAGCAGAAATAAAACGAACAGTAAATGGGTTGTAATTGGCCAGGCAACACGAACCTTTTCGGAATGGTGCGAGATATTTCAAATTAAATATGACGTTGCTTACGGAAGAGTTAGATGGGGGTGGACTCCATTGAAGGCATTAACAACTCCAGAGGGGGAAAGAAAACATGCTTAATAACGTAACACTGATAGGTAGGCTTGGAAAAGATGTGGAATTAAAATACACCGAAAGTGGTTTAGCTGTTGCTTCGGGAACTTTGGCAGTTAGTAGACGGTTCCAAACAAAAAATGGCGAACGTGAGGTTGATTGGATTAATTTCGTCATCTGGAGAAAAGCTGCAGAGGCCTTCGCTAACTTCACCCACAAAGGGTCACTAGTTGGACTAGAAGGACGTATTCAAACACGCAACTATGAAAATAAGCAAGGCCAACGCGTATACGTCACAGAAGTTATTGTTGAGGACTTCTCGTTATTGGAACCAAAAAACTCTACTGGTAACGGTAGTTATCAAAACAATCGGCCGCAAAATAATACGAGTGATCCGTTTGCTAACAACGCTGGCAATGTTGACATTCAGGATGATCAGTTACCATTCTGATTTGAGGTGATTAAATGCAGCGGTCACGATCAAAATACTTTGAACGTAATGGCAAGTCATACTTGTTAGTTGAGCTTGACCAAAAGCCAAATTTAGACCATATCGAGACCGTTAGCGGTTCACGTGACCAACTTTACCTAGATTGGGAACTAGCCGACACACGCAAAGCTAGACCGCAACAACGGCGTCTATTCTTTGCCCTGTTAAATGATATTGCTGATTACTATGTAGTGCCACAAGACTTCCTGAAAGCAATGTTTTATGGCCAATATCGTGAGTATACCAACGGTAATGAGATTAGCCTGTCAGACACGACAGAATCTTCCGTGAGCGATGCTAACGTGTTACTCGACCTAGTTGTCGACTTCATGTTTACGTGGCGTGTACCGTTCAAACAAGGCTATGAATTGCTGCCGAGAGAGCAAGAGTATTACCAATATCAGTGTTGCCGCCATCGTCGGTGCATGGTGTGTGGCCGTGAACATTCGGATATTAACCACGTTGATACGGTTGGGTCTGGCCGCGATCGGAATCATCTTGACCATACGCAACTACGAGTTAACTGTTTGTGTCGTGAGCACCATACAGAATGGCACAAAATCGGGCCGACAGCGTTTGGCGAGAAGTATCACATTCCAGTTGCCGGGATTAAGTTGGACGAAGAGACGTTGAGAAAGATTGGAGTCAGAGGAAATTATCGAGGTGAAACAAATGGGAAATCTATTAATTAGTGAGCCACCGTTACAGGTTTTACCGTCATTAGCAGTAAGAGTTGGTTTAAAAGAGGCAATCGTATTGCAACAATTCCACTACTGGCTACAGCGTTCTGGTAATAACAGAGATGGATATAAATGGGTTTATAACAGTTATGACGAATGGCACAAGCAATTTCCGTTCTTTAGCAAGGTTACACTACGAAGGACAATTAACAGCTTAGAGAAGCAAGGCTACTTGGTCAGTGGAAACTATAATAAAGCTGGATTTGACAAAACAAAATGGTATCGAATTGATTATCAGCGTTTGAACAAAGCATGTGATCAAAATGATCATACGAGGTGCTCAAATTGCTCACATGCAGGTGATCAAAATGAGCAGACCAATACCAATAGACTACCAGAGACTACTACAGAGACTACAAAAGATAATAGTGCAGCTAACGCAGCACCTGAGTTTCCTTGGCAATCTGTAATTGACTATCTCAACGAAAAGACTGGCAAGCATTTCAAACACACTAACACTAACAAGGGATTAGTTATGGCACGACAGCATGATGGATTTAGCGCCGAAGATATGCAAAAAGTGATAGACCATCAATGCAAACTGTGGCTCAACACTAAAGATATGGCTCAGTATTTAAGGCCATCTACTTTATTTAGAGCTAGTAAATTTGAAGGCTATTTGAATGCAGTACCTGATGAGCCAAAACATGAGGGCCGCGAGTATTGGACGGGAGGTTAACATGGAGCACGTTACTTTTGACCAGGGATATATTCAGCGGCTAGCCAATGCCCACCATGTTGACCTGAACCACTTGCCAACTAAAGAAGAATTAGATCGTAAGACGGCCGAACAAGCAGCTCAACAATTGAAACGGGACAAAATGGCCCGGTACTATAGCTACTCGGTTTGGTCCGGCAACATACCGCTCAAATTCTCGTTTGGTAACTGGGATATTGCTAAACAGGACAATCCACACTTAGCTAAGTCATTAGGCAAGAAGGCATTCGTGTTGTCTAAGCAATTAGAAAACCAAAACTTCAATGTGGCTATGATGGGTGATCGTGGCGTTGGTAAAACGTCTTTAGCACTAGCTATGTTGGACCACCTGATGAGCCATGGACGTAGTGGCATGTTTGTATCAACTGCCGAGCTGCTAAGAATGGTCAATGACAAATATGAGGACACTTCAATCCGTTCCAAACTACTCAACATAACGCGTTCAATGATTGAGGTTGATGTATTGGTACTAGATGATTTTGGCACAGAAGGCGGTATGACTGGCAACATCAAACCGGTTCATAAGGATCTGCAAGACATCATGTATCGGGTGTCTAACGCTAGAGTTGATTTTAACCACAACACTGCTAAGGGTATCACCATCATTACAACCAACAACACCAAAGGACAGCTAAAGCAGATGTATGAAGGCAAGTTTATTGATCGCGTATATCCAGACAACCCGGAACAGCAACTTATTTTTGACGGCATGAAAGGGGTGCGTAACGTATGAGTGAATGTCCATTGTGTCATGGCACTGGCGTTTTTCACCACTGCACGGCAAGCACCGTCACAGCTAGCCCATGTCCTAATTGCAATGAAGTTTTGAAAGAACGGCGTAAACGTGAATTTGAAGAACTAAGGAACGAAACAAAACGACTATTGAGAAAGGGGTAGAGATTATGTCATCAAACAAGAAAATGGCAGCCGCAATCAGGGCGGCTTATACTAATTATGGCGACGATCCAGATAATTGGCCGGAAGATGTCAAAAAAGAGATCCGCGGTCAAACTGAGGAAGAACACACGGCAGAAAACAAGATCCTACGCCACCTGATTTTACACGGATACACCAACAAATATATTGCACAAGAACGGTCCAAGACACCGCAATATATACAGCAATTACGTGGCAGAATGCGAAGACGGGACGAATTGAATTATCAAGCCACACCAGATGAGCTGACACAGCTGAAATACACCGTCGCTCACATGAACAAGCCTAACAACCGAGGAGTCGCTAGTGTTATGCACCGTGATAAGGATTGGGTGCGCTGCATGCGAGAGAAGCTACAGGAGGCAGTCGATGAAGCACGGCGATAAGGTGTATTACCACCGGTGCCACGTTAAGCAATCAGCCACATGGATATGCTGGATCGTTCGTGGCAATAGCCGATCGGCAATGATGAAAGTTAAAGGCAGCCATAGGCATATTGAGGTGGCACCGAGTGATGTTGAGATTGGGAGGGCGAATGATGACACACGAACAGCTTGAGTATCGAAAATACGTGATGCAAGGTATGACAAGCTATGGCGGCGATGTGGCACAGGCGTTAGTGTGGTGTGGCAATCACTTTATCAATCTGAGTGATAGTCAGCGCAACGCGATTAACAATTTGTCAGCTAAGGAACGCAACCAGGTTATCCATGAGCTGACGATGAGATAAAATTCTTATTTTATGCAGGAGGACGTATGGATAAAACACGAGACGAAATGAACGGTAACCAACGTATGCTGCTTAGCTATCTGGAATCATTGGTGCCGAAAGACGATGTATTGATGGGGCTAGCCGAGTTTCAATCCAAATTAAGCGAGCACAGCGTGCCTAAGGAAGTTTACATTGCTTTGGGTATGCTGAGCAATGCGGAGATTACTAACGTGCTACACGAGCTTACACGGCCATTTTAGACAGCAAAAAAGGGCTGACACAACAGCCCTTACCCCAAATTGGCTCTTTAAATTAACTCTTACTCCGCGGCCAACGAACAAAATATTATGCCATTAACATTAAAGCAAACTTAAAATAAGCTTAAGATGGAGGAATGATGGGTGAAACGATCAACGATTAGAACGGTAGAAGATATTCTACGTGATTATCCTAAGATTGATAAGTTAATTAAGGCTAGAGAAGATGAATTGCGCCACCCAATAAAACAGGAAGATGATAATGTTGGTGGTGGCAGATCATCTATGATAGGCGATAGTGTAACTACAGTATTAATAAAGCTAGAAGAAGATGGGCCACTAAATATGTTGAAACGGAAAAAGAGTGCAGTTCAGGAGTGTTATGCCAATTCTGACGAGGATACTCAGGTAATAATCAAAGAATTGTATTTTAAAAAATGGCCACGGCTTAGTGTAGAGGGAATAGTTGCTAATGGGCTAGTTAATTGCAGCCGAAGCAGCGCTTTTCTTTTGAAAAAGGAATTCATTGAAAAGTGTGCCAAAATGCTAGGCATATACTGAATTGGAAAAAAATACAAGATTATCATGATACTATTCTGATATTAATTCGATACTATTGTGATATTATTTTGATACTTTTAGCCCCTAATTTGGGTGTAAATTAGTATCATAGATGAAAACCGTTAAGGCACGTGCATAGCTCAACGGCAGAGCAAAGAAGATACGGGTTCGACTCCCGTTGTACGTATTGGGCAAATAACTCAAAGGAGATGGACTCTCCCGTTCATTGACTGAGTGCCCAAGCGTGCTTGTGGCGAAAAGGTAGAAACGCTAAAGCCTAATGGCATTATCTGATATCTGATGGCGAGCCGGTTCGACACCGGCATAGAAGTTGGTGCTTAGAATCAGATTAAGTGTAGGGTTCGACTCCCTGCCAAGCACATTGGTCAGCAACCACGGTATGGCGCAATACCAAAATGCGAGTTCTATACGCTAAGCTTAAAAGCGTAAGTCGACGGGTGGTTGAAACGTGGCTAAAAATAGAAAAAGTCCACGTCAGGAGGTTCATTACCGCGTGTGGTTCGATTCCACACCAATCACATTTAACAAGCATTATCTGAGACTTATGTGAAGATAGCGCTTACAATGGAGCTGTATTAGGGAATACCCCCAAAAAATATTTCCTAATATGTGACTCCATTTGCATTAGCCAGCATTGCATCGCTGGCAATCATACACCTGGTCGTCTCTAACGAGGCGGCCTTTTAGTTTGGAGGAATGGCAATGAGAAACTATCAACGGGACAACTTAATATTCGGCCTGCTGATGGTGCTACTCATTATCGTGTTGGGAGTGTGGCTGCATGCGACACACTGAGTATGGTTATGTTAGCCCAGCAGAGAACCATTGCTATCATGACTTAGAGCGCTGGTTGGCTGATAAGAAGAAACGTGAGCGTCGTGCTAAGAAGCATGGCGCTTTTAATTTGGACAAAAAGGGGAATAAATAATTATGGATTTTGGCGAAGCATTAGAAGCGCTGCATCATGGTAAAAAGGTTGCTCGTGAAGGTTGGAATGGTAAAGGTATGTTTATTTATTTGGAAAGTGGAACTCTAATTACTCCAGATAAGATTCGTAACTTGACGCTCGCTAAGTCTACCCCTGATAGCCAAAAATATATCAATATTAACCCACATATTGATATGAAATCAGCAGATGGTTCAATCGTTGTAGGTTGGTTAGCCAGTCAAACAGACATGTTGGCTTATGATTGGGAAGCTGTTGGTGGTGATTAACGCCGGCAAATAAGCGTACAAATTATTATATATGGAGGTGTGGTGATATGTAATGAAACGAAAATTAACACCGAAACAGCGTAAATTTGCTAATGAATTCATCAAAACTAACAACGCATATAAATCAGCTATAAAAGCAGGCTACGCAAAGGGTACAGCTCGCAACGCAACTAAACAATTACTGGAAAATACTGGAATTCATGAATATATCATTAAAAAGACTGAAAATGTTGAAAAACACGAATCTGATGAAGCTGACGAAGTGCTTAGAAATATTTACCGTATCAGTGCCGGCAAGGAAATTGAACGTCATTATGTGCAGATTGATAATCTGGCTAAAGAAGCAGCAGGCAATGATGACTCGCTTGGTGCTCGCATGGAATACATGGTAGATAACACAACATTGACACCAGCCTCAACTAAAGAGCAGGTAGCTGCAGCTGAACTGTGGTTCAAACTAAATGGCAAGCTCAAAAATGACAGCAAAGAGGTCGAAGAACAAAAGATTCGCAAGCTAGAAGCTGAAGCTGATGTGGCAGAACAAAAGGCTCGTGATGCTAGAAGCGGTGGCCAAGATGTTGGCAAGCAGTTTGACAAGATGTTCGAGCGGTTGAAGGAGGACAGCGACAAATGACAACTTATGCTGATTTGAAGTATACAAAGAAGCAAGTTGAAGTCTTCAAGCAGTTTGACCGTGACGACTGGTCGCTAATGATCAACAGTGGGGCCGTTGGTTCTGGCAAGACGGTCATTGACAATGACATGTTCTTGCGTGAGCTACTGCGGATTGGTAAGTTAGCCCAATCAATGGACAAAAAAGCACAATACATTCTAGCCGGATTTTCTAGTAAGACGATCGCTAACAACGTGCTGCAAGAAATCATGCAGGCTTACCCTATGCTTAATATTAAGTTTGATGTGCATGGCGCTTTTGAATTGTTTGGCGTGCGTGTTGTACAAGCCTATACGGGTTCAATTGCCGGTATGGCATCTATTCGTGGTATGAATGCCTGGGGAGCTTATATCAATGAAATGTCACTAGCTAATGAACAGGCATTCACGGAAATCCGTAATCGTGTACGTGGATTTGAAGGTGCTAGAATCATTGGTGATACCAATCCAGATACGCCAACCCATTGGCTGAAACGAAAATACATTGATCAGGCTAAGGACAAGTCAAAAGGTATCATCTACAATCACTTCACGATGGACGATAATACATTTTTGCCTAAGAAATACGTACATGATATGAAAGCACAAATGAGTGGCATGTTCTATGATCGCAGCATCTTAGGATTGTGGGTTGCTGGTGAAGGATTGGTTTATGGCGACTTCGATAAGTCCAAGAATGTTATTAGCCACTCGGAGTTTGATAAACGTACCACGGATCAAACACTTAACTACTATTGTGGCGTCGATTGGGGCTACGAGCACGATACGTCGCTTGTGGTGCTTGCTGACGACAATCAGGGCAATACGTACTTGGTTGAGGAACACACCGGTAATTTACAACAGATTGACCATTGGGTTAGTGTCGCTAAGCAGATACAACAAAACTATGGGTACAATATTCCATTTTATTGTGACACGGCCCGGGTTGAACATATTGATGAGTTTCAAGCTAATCATATTAACGCATTGTATGCCTATAAGGCAGTGCTAAAAGGCATTGAAATAGTTGCCGGTAAAATTAAGCAACGTCAGTTTATGGCTGTTCAAGAAGGCATGCAACAATTCTTAGACGAGGTTTATCAATATGTCTGGAACGACAAAACGGGTGAGCCAGTTAAAGAACATGATCATGTCATGGACGCTGTACGATATGCGATTGCAACCAAGTTGTGGAATCAAAATAGCAAACAATCGGATAACAGTTATAACGATCAAACAAAGCTACTAGCTGATAATGGGCTGATCGATTATCCTGATGATTTTTGGTGATTTATTCATATCCAAAATAGACACTCAAAATGGACAGCTGATTAAACAAATAAAAAGCAGGTTTTAAGCTTACGGAGTTTGAATTTATAGAATATTCGGTATTTTAAATTGTAATGTCCATATAGAGTACACCTAGATTGGACATTTAAGCATAGGTTTTGAGGTGAAATTGATGGCAAAGCTCATGACAATGGAAGAGTGGAAAAAGCAAGCAACTACCAAGGACACAGCACCGCTTGATATGAATGTGTTTGAACCAATGCTGAATGGCAAGCCACTAGAATTTACCGATAGAGGCATTACTTATTCAGTGCCAATTGGGCTGGATGTCAAATATATTATTGAAGCGATGGCAGAATTGATTAACGAGAATATTAACGAACAAGATAAAACGGTCAGCGACTCTAATAGGTTGCTGGCCGTTAAGTTTGCACATAATTATTGCCAACAACACGAAATCGAGGTGAACAATGATGGCAGAGACAAACGACAAGACAGCTCACAGCCTGTCAATTAATCCTGAGCCTAACTCAATTAGCCTGTTAAATGGCAAACGTTATGGTGGGCGCTATGCATTCGACACTAATCAAAGATACAGCATTCCACAAGCAAGATGGGACGCTGTTAAAGATACCCCAGCGGCGTTTGAAAAGTTAGTACAGTGGTATGTTAACGATCACTACACAAATCAATTGCCACGAATTCTTGAATTGGAACGTTATTACCAAGCAGACAATAACATTCATTACTGGTTGTCTAACAAGAAGAGTCATCGAGCAGATAACCGTATTTCTAGTGCATTGGCGCGCTATATTACTAACATTCAAGTAGGCTATGAGTTTGGCACGTCATTAACGTTCGGGTACCAAAACAAAGATGATGACACCGACACTGGTGAAGGGCCAATGCAAGCACTAGATGATTTTAATCAAACCAATGACGAGCCATATCACGAAAAGATTATGGGCAAGAACTTAGCGAATACTGGTCGTGCGTATGAGCTGCTATATGTAGCAGACGGGTCAAAAGATCCACGAGTTACGGCAATCGATCCTAATAGTACGTTCGTAGTCTGGTCTACCGACGTAGAACCCGTAGAACTATTTGCTGTGCGTTATTACGTCGTTAAGGTGGCAGATGAAACAAGTTATCAAGTTGAAGTCTATACGGATAAGAACATTTATCACTTTACAGCGGGTGACGAACCCGATAGTGATTGGACTCTGACAGACACCGAAGAACACTTTTTCCAACAAGTACCGTTAACTGAATATAGCTTAAATGAAGAACGCGTGGGCGCTTGGGAGACTAAACTTGATGAAATTGACGCCTATGACCAAGCGTTGTCTGAAATGGCTAACAGCCAAGAAGACTTTAGCAATTCAATGCTGATGATCAACGGAAAAGTTGCCAACAATTCCGGCAAGTCAGAGCAAAAACTAGGCCCAGACGGTCAGCCAGTTTACATTGACAATGTGAGGGGTGGATATACAAATGAATCCACAACCAACGGGAAAAGTAATGCACCCGTTATGGTTGAAAAGGTGCTTGATAGCAACACAAACGTTCTGTATCTACGGCCATATGTCCAGAAAAATCCAAACGGATCGCCAACTATTGTGCCAACATCGGCAGCTTATCTGACTAAGTCGTTGAATGCTAGCGAATGGCAAATTTACATTAACCAATTGTTATCCGACATTCATAAGGACACAAACACACCCGACACAACTGACCAAAACTTTGCGGCCAATGCGTCAGGTGTTGCTATGGCTTACAAACTGTGGGGCAGTGACCAAGAGATGGCTATGTCGGAAACACTTTATCAGCGCGGCATACGTCGCCGACTTCGGTTGTTAATGACGTATTGGAGCTATCTTAAAAATAACAACGTTACGATCACCGATGAAAACAATCCGGCCGACAATGTGACAATCACATTCACGCCTAATCTGCCTAAGAACAATCAGGAAACGATGACGCTTATTCAAGGCCTCAATCAGACGGGCAAATTTTCTGCAGAAACATTGCGTAATTTGGCTGAACCGATTACTGGGATTCCGGCTGATCAAGAAAAACAACAAGTGGATGATGAGTCTGGCGATCAAGATGAACGAACAACAAATATGATTGCTGCTGCGCAAGCCAAACTGCAGAACATGAATGGGGTAGGTGATAGCGTTGACAACGATCAAGAAGGAGCGCCAGAAGATTCGCCAACTGGTCAAACAGGACAAGGCGAACAGTCAGACGATCAATAGCTTCTATCAGCAATCCTTAAGCATTATCGCTAACCATCTAAAAGAGTTCTACAACGAGTACGCCGATGATAGTGGGCTAACTCTTAATCAAGTATCGTCAGCAGTTAGTTCATGGGACACACAACACTTTTACGCTGCTATTAACGAAATGTTAACGGACGTTCAACCCGACGATAAACTATCTAAGCAGTTGCAGGCTGCTTATGTTAAAGCATCATTAACCAAGCGAGATATGTTGGGTGCAATGATCGGTGCTGGTATGAGTATTGCGACGGCGAGAAGTGAACTATATGGTGTCACAGAACTAAATAGACAGCGTTCGGCAGCGTATGCAGATAACTCTTCACGTTCGCAGCAAAACGTTCCGCAGAGCACTGATCAGGCCGAATACGTGCAACGACTATGGGTGCACCAAGATGTTATGGCTAATCGCATGATTGAGACCTTAAATAAAGGTCTGAGTCGGGGTATTTCAGTAACTGCAATGAACAAGCTGACTCGCAGTATTCCACAGTCTGGCGATCGAATTGATGATAACTTGGCAACACCAATGAATCAGCTATTATCTCGAATTGATGGATTAATGCAGACACAATCTGTTGATAACACCAACGAAGGTAAACGACAAGCTTACGAAGATAGCGACGTTAAATTTGTAATGTGGCTAACTGAAGAAGACTACCATGTTTGTGATATTTGCCAACCATTAGACAAGCAGATATTTCCATTCGGCCAAGCACCGATTCCTCAAGAAGATACGCACCCACGTTGTCGATGCCAATTGGTAGCGTGCGATGAAGATGGCAATTTACTTGATGGCCAGCTAGATGGCATGATGACAGGTGAATTTGATTAGGGGCTATTTCTGACAAATCGCCCCTTAAAAACACTTACAAATAAGGACAGTTAACAAAGAATCGAAATTATAGGGGTTATCTATCTGTTTTATATGATAATAACTCCTGTTTTTGTGGGCTTTTTCTTACTTGCAGCCCTAAAAGAACAAGCAATTTAGTCATTCGGACTTTAACCGATCTAGTCTGCGGACTTTAAAAAGGAGTTTTTACGATGAAGATGAACTTGCAATATTTTGCTGAACCTGGTGAAGAGCCAAAGCCAATCGATCCTAATAAGGAGCAGCAACAAGAACCTAAAGATCCGGAACCATCCGGTAAAGCGTATTCGCAAGATGACGTGAATAAAATGATGGGTGCCAAAGCTAAGCAGCTGGAAGAAAAGTTTAATGGTCAGCTGGAATCCCTGAAAGAAGAATGGATGTCTAAAGGGGAAGAACGCGCTGGCATGAATGCACAACAGAAGGCCGAAGCAGAACTCGATGACAAGCGACAAGCCCTGGCAGACCAAGAGAAACGATTACAGGAACGACTAGACGCCGTTGATGAGAAAAATGCTTTGGCTGCAACTAAGTCAGCCTTAACGGATAGCAAGATTCCTGTTGAATTTGCAGAATTCGTTACTTCTAAAGATGACGATGTACGTAAGAACAATATCGACAAGTTTATTGACCTGTTCAACAAGGCTATTCAAGATGGCGTAGAACAACGTGTCCAGGGCACACATACGCCACAAAACGGTGGCCAAACAGTTCCTGGATCACTGACACGCGAAGATTTTGCCAAGCTCAACATGGATCAGCAAACTCAAATTTATCGTGAGAATCCAGATTTATACAACAAACTTAAATAGGAGGTGTAGGTAATGGCTGTAATTAACGGCAATCCTACGAATTTTAGTAACTTAATTGAACCAACAGTATTTCTTGATTGGGTCTATCGACAAAACACGCAAACTAATCGTTTTGTGGCGTCTGGTGTTTTAAAGAACGATCCCATTTTAGGCGGACGTTTGCTTCAGCCGGGTCGGACGGTTGAAATCCCAGCAATGAACGACTTGTCTGGCGATGCTGATGAATGGAACGATACGCATGATATTCAAACGAATGGTGTCGACTCCGCAATGGAACACGGCATTAAGATGTATCAAAGTAAATCGTTTGGTAATACTGACTGGGGCGATTTGATTTCTGGTGCAAGTACACAGCAACAGATTGCTAATCGTTTCGGTAACTGGTGGACGCGACAAGATACTAGTTTATTGTTGAACACAGTAAAAGCAACTTTCAATAACACAGATATTGCAACTGCAAAGTCTTACGGCGTTGGCGCCGAAAAGGAATTATCTGCCGCAGACTTTGTTAAGGCACTCGCACGTATGGGCGATGTGATGGATAACACGCTGTCAACTTTAGTAGTAAATTCGGCTGCGTACTCAGAAATGCGTGAGCAAAACTTGATTGAATACCTGCAACCATCCGGTGCAGCAACTCCAATTGCTACGTACCAAGGCATGAGTATCGTTCAAGATGATAGCATTCCAGTCGCTGATGATGGGACAACCTATGCATTAATCTTCGGGCCTGGTGCCATTGATTATGCAACGGCTACGCCAAACAATGGATTAGTCGTACAACGCGATGAATTCCAAAAGGGCGGCATGGTAGCTATCATTCAAAAGCGAGTAGTGACTTGCCATGTGGCCGGCACTAACGTTGACTTAACGCAGACTAATCCTGACACCTACCAAGCTGATTTGAAGGCCGGCACTAAGCCACTGTTTGCTGTTTCTTATGATCCACGACAGATTCAATTGGTTAAGTATGGATTCAAGGTTGGTACGGATTACGTAGTGCCAACAATTAATGCGCCTAAGAAGGCAGCAACCAGTGGTTCAAATTCTTCAGGTAGTGGTAAGTAGAAAGGTGATTAGGTATGGAAGACACACTGACACCGGAAGATATCAAGAGTGATATTAATATCTTCCAGGGATTTAGCGATGCTCATATTAAAGAGCGGTTAGATGACGCGGCACTTAAGGCTAGTCATGATCAAATTTCAGATGACGCGTTAATCAACGCCACAAGAGCTTGGACGCGTCATCTGCTATACAAGGACTGGTTCATGAACTATGGTGGTGTTCAATCTGCAAGTACGTTTGGTAACTCACAGACAATGGTCAATTTTAATGGATATGACGACTACCGTGCTGAGTATGATGGAATCGTTGATGATTATGGTGTGTCGGACTCAATGGGAGCGGTGTGGACTGAATGACTGAAGACTTTGATAATACTGCAGAGGCAATTAGACGATTACAAGAGTTGCAGTCGGTGAGGCTGTCCGTGGGTGTGCCGTGGCTTAATAATCATTTGAACATGATTGCTATGGTCCAGGAATACGGTAAGACGATTGTTCCAGTCAATCGACAGTGGTTGGCTTTGCCAACACCGAACTCAGGTGATAAACGGCCAGCGGATTTTCAAAACCTTTTCTTCATGTTAGGAAAAACTGCTGATCAAGCCTATTTAGCCATGCCAGATGCCAATAGTGGTTTTAAAATCATGTTTATTCTGCGTAAGAGTGTTGTGATTCCACCACGGCCATTCTTGCGTTATTCGTTTAATCACCATCTCGGTCGGTGGACAGAGTTGGGAGCAGACTTGGCGTTTAAGTGTATGGTCGGTGAAATTGAGCCGAAAGATGTGTACTCAGTATTGGGAGAAGCGATGGTCAAAGATATTAAGCAAACCATTACTGACTTCAGCACACCAAGTAACGCGCCATTAACTGCCAAGAATAAAGGATTTAATGATCCGTTAATTGATAGTGGAGAACTGCGTGACTCAATCACGTGGATTACAGAAAGGATTTGAGTTTATGAGTATGGAATTAGTTATTGTTGCAGCAAAGACGGGGACAGATGGTGCTTATATCACACCAAGTCGTGACACGGAACAAACGAGTGACATTGCCTTCTTCCCAGAAGACGATCCAAAGGTTGTCAAGATTACGGGGTACGCGCCTGGCGATACAATTCCAAGCGGCAAATATTTTGCTGCTTTCTATAATCCAGACACCAAAAAGTTCCTGGGACAATTTGTGTCAGTATCTGGATTCACGGTTGCAGGCGAATCAACACCGAGTGATCTTAAAGTAACGCCAACCGATACTGGTGCTGAAGTCGCAGCAGGCAACTAGCGATGAATTTTCAAAATTTTGGGAATTTTGGATTCATGAATGACATGTTAGCTGAAAACCTGACAATCACCATTCCAGGTCATGACACCGGAGATTCTGATGAATTAGGTCGACCAATCATGGCCCCAGCTACGGCAAAAAAGGTGCATGAGCCGCTTGTTAATTCGACTAATCCAAACATGACGTATACCCCAGAATTGGGTGGTCAATTGCCTGTAGGCACACTTTATTGGTTATCAGGTCTAGTTGGCTGCCCCAAAGGAACAAAGGTGCAACGAGCTTCTGGCGCGACCTATGAGGTCATTAATCACGGTGATGATTTTGCGGCTGGACGTGTGTACTACCAGTTGAAGGAGGTTGGCACTGATGAGTGAGTTCAACCTGTATGATGATGTTTCAGCAGCACTGGTAAAACAAATTAAAACGTATATGCCACAAGTTACGGTTCGTCCGGAGAGCGTTAAACACTTTACGCCTGATTATCCGTATGTTACGTACAAAATTTATGACGATTACGACCGAGTGCTATTTAATACCGTGAATGAAGAAATTTTTGATATTCACGTTCAATTTAAAGCCATCTCAAATGACGAAGGAGAAGCTAAAACACTCGGTCACGAGTTGCGGAAGCTTTTTTTCTTGCAACAACCAGCGTATGAGCTATTTCAGCAACACATTGTTGCCAAGGATTGTAACACGATTCCATCAACTGACACGTTTCTTGACGTTGATTGGCAGTTTATGTCTGGTGCTGACTACACGTTTGGTGTTCAAGACAACTTCACTGATGAGACGCAAACGGGAAGTATTGCGAGTGTTGACCCGCAAATTAATACAAAAGGAGCTGAATAAATTTTGGCAATTAAGCAAACAACAGACGTCCACTTTACTGTTGCCATTCATGCGTTAAAGAGCACAAGTGGCACGCCAGCCGTTGGTATTGCAACTAAAGGGGCAGACGCAACAACTAAGGCGTCTATTTATACAGACTTAGATAGTCTGTCAGCAGATTTTGATGAAACAACTGGCGTTTACTCCCAAGCGGAGGCAATGTTTGACGCTGACAACTTCAAGGGTCCAGTGGAAGTTGTCACCTATCCTAATGTTGACTCAACGACCCCAGCCAATGTTAAAACGACGGGAACAACTACTGGTGCAACTGTCACGGCAACGACCACACCTGGGATTGTGGTTGGTCTGACTGAACACCTATTTGATGGATTCAAGTATTTAGTTCTGGACGGGGCTACTGAAGCAGAGACTGAGGCCGTATCAGACTTTTTGTATGACAACCAACGTATCATGCTGGTTACGCAACCTAAGTCGGTTACTGATCTCCAAACGTTGTCCACCCATGTTAAGGGCATTCAAACAAAAAAGAATTCGCTTGGGAATACAGCAGCTATTGTTGAAACGGCTAGTGATCGTTTCGTGGCTGCTCAAGCGGCCGCATACGCTGCAGCCAACTTACCAGTTGATTTTCAGCACATTGGTAATCAGTCACAGTTCGAACCAGACACCGATTTATCAACCGATGATTACGACACGATTGCTGCAGCTAATGGGACAGTAGTTGTAAACAAGTCTGGTGATTACATGTTGCTGAACGGCCTAGCTTTGGATGGAAACTACGTCGACCAATTTGTTCATACACAACTGGTCATCGATACGTTCCAGACGGCATTGCAGAAATATCTTAATCGTCATAACTTCCCAATCTTCAATGACGCCACGATTAAAGAAATGGCACAAACCATTGAAGCTTGTGGTCAGCAACTACAACAGCAAGGCGTATTGGCTAGTGCTGTTGAAATTACTAGTGTGCCTCGTTCTAATGTGCCTAACAGTGATGTGGCCGCACGTAAGTACAACGGATTCGGGTTCAATGTTCAGATTGCCGATGATATTGATACGATCAACGCCAAGATTGATTTGACACTTTAAGGAGGGATAAGTTATGGCAATCACTTTATCAAACGGAAAAGAAGTCAATTTATATTCCGCACGGTTCTTACACATTTATTTGTTGTGGAAAGGCCAATCGAAAGAATTAGGTGGCTTTCAAAACGGTGAAGCTTTTAGTTCACAACGTGCGACTGCAGATACAACTATGCAAGGCGATTTTCACTCAAACGTTATGTTCTTCGACACTGACGATGAAACTGGAACAATGACACTGAATACCTATCCAGGCACTTCGACGAACAACATCTTAATGAAGCTCTATCATTTACAACATGATGAGATGCAAGCTGGATTGTTGAGTGCAGATCAACTATTTGGACTCAACGTTGTCAATGATTCCACTGGTGAAAAAATCACCGCAGAAGGCTGCCGTTTAGCCGGCCTGCCTAATAACCAAGGTAATGAGCAAGCTTATTCACTGGCTTGGTCAGTATTAGTGGGTTACTACCAAAACACTGGTGCCGATGTTGATGACCCAATGTTTACAAACTAAAAGCGCACCAACCGGCCGTTAAAGGCAGATTAGCGCGTTGTTTTCATTGAGCAAGAAGTTTTATGGGCGGTGGCGTCATCGTAAATGTGAACTACTCCGGGAATAAGTTCCCGGGCTTCTAGGAACACCGCATACTTGCCTATCACTCTTTGAATGATACGTAGAGGTTACGGCTTTTTACTAAGGGCTGTTCCAGCCCATTTCAGTCGGTTACGCCTTTAAGATATTCACCGCCGCGTTAATGTCGCGGTCGTGGTTCGTGCCACATTGTGGGCACGTCCACTGGCGAATATCTAAGGTGTGTTTACCATCATCATATCCACAGGTTGAACATATTTGACTTGTCTTACGTGGGTTAACAGTGACTAACTGTTTTCCATACCAAGCACATTTGTATTCAAGCTGTGAGCGTAGCTCGCGCCAACTCTGGTTTGCAATTGCACGTGCCAACTTGTGATTCTTGAGAAGATTTTTGGTTTTCAAATCTTCGATTTTGATCACATCATAGTTAGTCACCAATTGTTTTGTAAGCTGATGGAGATAGTTGTTACGTTGGTTAGCGATTTTCTCGTTGTATTTGGCAACCATGATTCTCGCTTTTTCGACGTTCTTGAAGTCAGACATCTCACGGGGTTCCACAACTTTGTTGTGTTTGTCCCATGCAATCTCTTTGGTTGCATGAAGACGGCGCCGTGCAAGTCGTTTTTCCCAATGGTGTTTCTTGTTGGCAATAATCTTGTCAAAACGGATAGTGGGATACCTCACACCATTGCTAGTAATCATCAAATCAGCAACGCCCATATCAATGCCAACAGCATTGTCAGTTTCTGGCAACTTTTCTATTTCAGTATCTACAAGGATAGTGGCGTAGAATTTACCAGCAAATGACTTACGAATAGTGACATTCTTGATTGCTCCCGTCATTATTTGACCACACTTGAATTTAACAGTACCGAGTTTAGGAAGTTGCAGATAACCTTCCTTGACGACTTGAATATTGTGGTTTACAGAGTTACTTTGGTAGCTTTGTTTTGGAAACTTTCGTGATTTAAATCTTGGGTACCCATGGTGTTCTTTAAATAGTTTCTGAAACCCATGATTCAAGTCTCGACTAACATGTAATAATGATGTTGACTCAGCTTTCTTTAGAAACGGATACTCAGCTTTCAGTTGCTTAATGAGGTAGTTCATACCAAACTCATTGACGTAACTGCCACCGTTGTCGTGGCGTTCAGATTGCATTGCAAGTAGCTGATTCCAAACGAATCTACAACAACCGAAGTTGTTGACTATCTTGTCCTGTTGTCCAACAGTTGGATAGATTCTAGTTTTAATCGCCTTTAGAGTCATTAAGATTCACCTCTTTTTTCTTTTGATCATCTACGTATTTAGCGACAGCGGATTCATTAGTTGTCCCGATACTTTCAACATAGTAGCTAGGTGACCACAGATGCCGGTCTTGCTTTTTCCAGTACGAAGATTGAAGTTCAGGGCACTCTTTGAAAAGTGTCCACGCTGATATGCCTTTTAACCAACGAACAATGTTCGTTACTGAGAGTTTAGGTGGTGCACTCACAAGCAAGTGAATATGGTCATCTTTACCAATTTCCATATGGTCGATACTAAACCCATATTTATCGGCGACTTCTTTTAGAACTCGCTTCAATACAACTTCAACGTGTCCTTTGAGCACTTTGTTGCGGTATTTAGTTCCCCATATAATGTGGTAGTTCAGATTGTAGACGGATGTTCTACCATATGTAAATCTACTAGTGTCTTTCATACTAGTAATTATAGCACATTTTATTAACACCATCTACAATAGCCATTCGGGCAATAAAAAAGAGCAATTCATCACGTCCTTGAAAGAACATGTTTCCTTGCTCCGTTTCAAAAAAGCCGCCCCTTAAATAACTTTGGCTAGTTACGGGCGGATTTTTATTTGTCGTATTTAACTTGCCACCGCCTTTAAAGCGGCTTGTAGGGGTCGGTGTGATGGCACCGACCTTTTTCTATGCCCACATTATAACACATTTTCAAATTGCAATCTTGCAAATAGACTATGAGGTCACCAGACGGTGTCCTATTTTTAATTAAGGAGAGACTTTTATATGTCAGAAAAAGATGAACAAGCCATTGCAGCGTTTATGGATAATCAATTTGAACGAACGGTAGAATATACCGATTCGAAAGGTGACAAGAAGACACGTAAGATCACGCTACAAGATCCTGGATTTGATATTGCCTCACAAGCAATTGATGCCCTAAATGTTGGTGAAGATACCGGAGACGCAGGTCGACTGTTTGACCTTATTATGCACAACGTATTAGTTAATCCACATATGGATTATGAATCATTAAATGCAGACGTTCCAGACGACATTAAGAAGAAAACCGTTACTAAGAAAAATCGTAGCGGTAAAGACGTGCATATCAACATGGTTTGGCCAGGTTATCGTACTGCTTTGCAGATTGTTTTCATGTCGACGCGGCCATCTGGGGCATCTAATATGAACGGTACGATGACCAAGCTTAATAGTGAAGTTTTCCGCACAGATAAGAATGAAGTACTGAAGATGAACTTCTGGGACGCTACAGGAGATGGCAGTGGACTAGGTATGATTGCCATGCAGGAAGCTACGAAGTTCTTAGCAGAAATCACGGATCGTAACGGTGACCAATCGGTATTAGGTAAAGCGTTTCAGTTTCTTATGGAGTCGTTACAACAAGTTAAACTCTAAGTTTACCGACGCTCATGGCAATGTTGATCAGTCGTTATTAGACAAGGTGGTTGACAAGCGCATGGCCTTTGTTAACCCAGCGCTGTTTCTAGGAATGACAGAACATGATATACGGCAACAGACACAAGATGAATTTTTGGTTAGCAATGAAATTGCTGAACGGATTGGTAAGGAATTAAAAACAATCATTGCAAAAGGCGTGTCTGATGGAGTCCTGATGGCTCTAGGGAAAATATTAGGTCAGAAAGGAGGGAAATGATGGCAGAAACTAAAGAGTTGCGGCATGCCGGTATTGGCATTGATCTTAACGTCAATGGACTAGAGGAATTTCGTAAGGCAAACTCGATGCTTGATGACTTCATGCGTTCGTTTCATGAAATCACTGGTCAGGCTGATAAACTAAAAGAATCACTAGGTTCCGGGCTTAACATATCTCGTGATGTTAATCAGTCTAAAGAAAGCATGGCTGGCTTTCAAAGTGAGTTTCGCAAGACGGCGCAGCAGGCTGATATTTTTAAGCACAATCTGGACTTTTCTAATGTAGGGGCTAAAGATACTGAATCGATGCGTAAGCTCAACGATCAAGTCGGCAAGCTACGTTCTGACAAGATTACGCAGATCAAGACTGAGATGCAGGGATCAAATAAGTCAACGAACGATGGTTCTGAGGCAATTAAAAAATATAGTAATCACGTAGATGAAGCTCATCATCATATGCGTCGGCTACATGATATTATCTTCGGTAGCTTTGTAGGAACGGCCGTTTCTAATGGCTTGCAGAACATGGCATCAGGTATTCAAAACGTCGTCAAATCGGGCTATGAATTAGCTGAAGGTGGCGAACAAATTCGCAATCAGTGGAAAGATATTGGGCTAAGCAAAGCACAAGCCAAGGGCATGACCGATCAGATTGGTGAGATTCGTAGTAAGTCAAATATGGCTGGTTCAGCAATTGATGCGATGCAAAAGAAGTTTTATGCAGTGACGAACAGTGTGCCACAGGCAAAGAAGTTTACGAACGAAATTGCAGCGTTCGGTGCAGCTGCAAACAAGTCCAGTCAGCAGATTCAGCAAATCTCTATGGGTGTTGCTAAATTAGCTGGATCTAAGAAAGTTTCGGCTGGATTTTTCCAACGTTCAATTGGACAGCTACCAGCATTCCAAAAAGCAATCATTTCAGCTAGTGGCATGACAACCAAGGCTTTTAACGATCAGTTGAAGAATGGCAAACTGACTGGTGCTAAGCTACAGCAGTACATGACAACTGCCGCTAAGATGAGCAGTAAGGAATGGGCCAATTTTAGCAAGACGACTAAGGGGCAACTAGCCGGAATTGAAGGGACTTGGCAAAATTTAAAAGCAAAATTCGCTGGTCCCCTCGTTGAGGGTATGGCTAAGGCCTTAGAATCGGTTGATAGCAAGAAAGGTGGCCTAGGCGACGTTAAAAAGCAATTGCAAGGCATTGCTGGAGCTTTGGGCGCTAAGATGGGCAATTATATTGGTGAGGCCATCAAATTCTTGGTTAAAAACCGGAAGGCTTTGTCGGAGATCGCTAGTTCTGTATTTACCATTGGTAAAAATTTAGCTATTGGGGCCTGGAAACCTATTGCGTCGATCATCAAAACTATTGGTGGACAAAGCGGCAAAGCTTCTAAAGGTTTGCGTGGATTTGGGGACGCGTTAAATGCTATTTCTAAACACAAGAGTGCTATTCAGTCTGTAGGTAAGGTTCTTATGGGTATGTTTGCCGCCAAGAAGCTTTTAGACATGGGTAGTGGGATTCGGGGACTAAGAGAGCACATTTTAGAGTTCACATCATCAACGAGATTAATGGGAGCAGCCATTAAATTGCTTCCCTGGGCTTTGTGGATTGCAGGTATTGCCGCGGCAATTGCAATCTTAGTTAAGCTATACCAGCATGATAAAAAATTCCGCAAGTTTGTTAATGGCATTATGGCATCGGTTAGAAAGATGGCTAAGTCGTTTAAAAATTTGTGGGGAGACGCCAAAGGCATCTTTAAAAATGGATTTAAGACAATTGAAAGCATTGTTAATGTTGGAATTGATGTTCTAACTGGCGATTGGAAAGGCTTTAAGAAAGACGGCGTTAAGCTGATCAAATCATTTTGGTCCTTAGCCAAAAACGTCTTTAAGGCTGACTTTGACTTTATCAATGATCTGACTGGTGGAAAATTAGAAAAAATGACTAAGGCATTTAGCAATACCTGGAAAGATATTGGCAAGGGCTGGAAATCATTTTGGAATGGGATATCTGATTGGTTTGGCGATCTCTGGAAAGGCATCGTTAAGCACGTTCAGGACGGTATCAACAATGTTATCAAAGTTCTCAACTCAGGGATCAGCGGTATTGATTCAGTCATTCATGCATTTGGTGGATCTAGCAAAGCAATTGGGACGATTAATCCAGTTCACTTAGCAACTGGGACCGGTGCTTTATCTGGTCAGCGTAGAGCAATTACTAAGCCAACCATGGCTATGTTGAATGATGGCCATGATTCGCCAGAAACTGGTAATCGAGAAATGCTAATTCACCCTAATGGTATGGGTGAACTGATTAAGGGAACCAATGTTATGCGCATGTTAGAGCCGGGCGCTGAAGTGCTGAATGCCACGGAAGCCAAAATGGCTATGAGCATGCAACACTTTGCTTCGGGTACTGGCTTCTTTAGTAATCTATGGAAGGGGACTAAAAAGGTGGCTGCTGATGCAGTCGGTGGTGTCGAATCAGGCATTTCAGGCATTGGTAACTTTGCGTCGAAAGCTTGGCATGGTGCGACACACTTGCTGAGCACGATTCAAAAGATTATTGCCGGACCTGGCAAGTATTTAAATAGTCTTATGGGCAAGAAGCCATCAGGACAGGGCACTATTCTTAGCGACTTTGCCGGTGGCTTTTATAATTCCATGAAAAAGCAAGCCTCGACTTGGTGGTCCTCACTCTGGTCAATGGCATCTGGGGTTCTCGATGATTCTGGATCAGCCTCAGGCTTACTTGCTGCGGTAGAAAAATACGGTAGGGGAAAGAAATACGTTTGGGGTGCAACTGGGCCTAATACGTTTGATTGTTCTGGATTGGTCATGTATGCCTTGAAGCATGCGTTCGGTATTGATTATCCGCATTTTTCGGGCTCGCAAATTGCTAAAGCCAAGAGTATCAGCAAAGGCGACTTAAAACCGGGTGATTTGGTCGGGAATAACGAACACATTGGG